GTTTTCATAAGCTATACTTCATTGTATTATACATATTGTTAATGGGTATAGTAGTATATGTTACATAAATATAAATGTTATGGGTAAAGTAATAAAGTTTCCAAATACAACTCAAAGAGTTCATAAAGATCAAGATCATTTTGAGCAGGATCTTATAGAAAATAAAATTGATTATGTTAGTGAGGTAGCTGCTCATTATAGTGGTCAGATCTATAACAAGTTAGCTATGCACGGTTTTAATACTGAGACCGATAGTTTCTATAAAGACTATAGTTACTTTACCGAAGCACTACACAGTTGTTTAATGAGAAGCGTTGGTGTAGAGCATCCGTTACAACAGACGGTAGATAAAGAACAATTAGTTGTTGACAAATAGAAAGAAATACATTACAATTAAATTATGATACTCGTTGACCTTAATCAGATTAGCATATCTAATCTAATGCAAGAAATAAAAACAACAGAAGATGTCCATGACGGATTAGTTCGCCATATGATACTTTCCACTCTTTTACACTATCGTAGAAAGTTTAGTGATGAGTTTGGTGAATTAGTTATATGCTGTGATAGTCCTAGAAGCTGGCGTAAGGATGTATTTGCTTTTTATAAGGCAAACAGAAAGAAGGATAGAGAAGGTAGTAAGTTAGATTGGAATAAAATTTTTTTAATCCTGAATAATTTTCGTAACGAGCTTAAAAAAAATTTTCCGTATCGTGTGTTGGAAGTAACAGGTGCTGAGGCAGATGATATTATTGCTTGCTTAATCCAACGGTTTTACGGATTTGAGAGTCATCTAATATTAAGTAGCGATAAAGATTTCATTCAGCTTCATAAGTATCCAAAGGTTAAACAGTTTAGTCCTATTCAAAAAAAGTTTATATCTCATGATGATCCAATTGACTATCTAAAAGAACATATTATAAAAGGAGATAGAGGAGACGGAGTACCTAATATTCTATCTGATGATGATACGTTTGTAAGTGATAAAAGACAACGCAAGCTACAAAAGTTTAAATTAGATAGTTGGAAAAAAATGAAGGTAGATGAATTTTGTAATGATCGTATGTTAAGAAATTATCATAGGAATGAGCAACTTGTTAGTTTGGATAAAATACCAAACGATATTAATAAACAAATTGTTGACCAATATACCAATTACAGTGATAATGGTAGAACAAGAATGTTTAATTATTTTGTTAATAATAAACTTAAAAACTTAATAGAACATATAGGAGACTTTTAAATGCCAATCAATTTAAGTGTTGCTGAAGTGTTACAGAAAAGTGGTAAGTTTGAGAAGGTGGATGATAGAGTTAAGTATCTAAAAGAAAATGATACTAAAGCTCTAAGAGCAGTATTATACTTTTGCTATCAACCAGATATCAAATGGTTAATACCTCCAACCGATCCACCTTACAAACCTACCGGTCCTGAAGAGGATGTACAAAATGTACTTAAGGCAACGTATAATAAACTTCGTATCTATGTTAAAGGTGGTGGATACGATAATATGAATAGAACAAAAAGAGAAATGCAATTTATTAATTGGTTAGAAAGCATGGACAGTGAAGATTCTAAACTTATCTTATCAATCCGCAAAAAGAAAATACCTTATGAAGGAGTAACTCGTCATATGTGTAAAAAAGCATTTCCTGAAATAAGTAAGGATTGGTAAATGACTAAATGGAAAATTTTTGCAGTACTAATATTAGCAATGATAGCAGTATTGTATTTGATTGATCGTTATGTCCATGTTTATATAACTGGCTAATGTATAATAAAATACTTTGGATTAGTGTTTATATGTTAGTTATTATTATTTTAGTATTATTAATTATTATAAAGGTTGAGTTTACAGATGAAAAGAATAAAAGGTATTTTGACAAATATAATGATCCTTATAGGAGTAGCAGTATTATTAGTCGCAACTAGTAGTTGTACAATTGATATGGATAAAAAATATTATTATTACTACGGTGAAAATAGTAATCCAAATATTGATAACGAAGATGCGATACCAGATCTATGTTGCTATCAGTTTAAGAAAGAGTTTTAATGAGTGATAATGTAATAAAGTTTCCTAACAAACAAAAATATACAATGTGTTTTTTAGTACCTGAAGAATTTAGTATGACAGGAAATAGTGCTATACATTGGACATTTGATAATCAATACGGTACTGCTGAAGTTGAAGCAAGAAGTTATGATGAAGCAAAAACATTAGTTGAAAATCAAGTACCTGTATTAGAATGGTTTGATAGTAGAATGAAAACTGTTACTATAGATGAGTTATTTCAAAAAGATGAGTAAGATAGCATTCATTATAGGTAACGGTAAATCAAGAGAACATATTAAACTTGATAGTTTGGTTGGTAAAGGTACTTCATTTGGTTGTAATGCATTATATAGAGATTATAAACCACCTTATATTATTCCAGATTACTTAGTTGCAATGGATCCGTTGATGTGTGATGAAATAGATCATAGTGATTTTCCTCAAGATCGTTTCATAGTACCACCTTATCACGAGCAGTTTGAACCAAAAGAATGTAATCCTAATCAACCAAGAAATAATGCTGGTATGGTTGCTATGAATGAAGCTATCAAAAAACAATTTGATACTTTGTATATGTTTGGATTTGACTTTATTATTGATGATCAAGGTTTTAGTATAGATAATATTTACGAAGGAACACCATGCTACGGACCTGAAACAAGAGCAAGTTATAGTGATAACATCAATAGAGTGAAATATATGGAATGGTTTGCTATAAAAAATAATAATATTAACTTTAAATTTGTAATTCCCAAAACTCACAGGACTATACATAGGATTAACAGTAGCAATGTTACTGGAATGTTTTATGAAGACTTTTGTCCATTGATGGGAGTACAAGATAATATTGGATAATGCCTGTATATATTTTTAAAAATATTGACACAAATGAAATTGAAGAAAAGTTTCTTTCTATGTCTGAGAGAGAACAATATCTAAAAGACAATAAAAACATAAAGCAAGTCCCAACCCCTGTTAACATTGTTGGTGGTGTTGGTTCTATAAAAACTGATAATGGTTTCAATGAAGTTCTTCACAAGATCAGCGAAGCTCATCCGACAAGCGCACTTGCAAATAGAACTAAGCGTAGAACTGGCAAAGAAGTAAAAACCCAAAACGCAATCAACAAACATAGGAAAAGACAAAATGCAAAGTACCGCTCTAGTTTATAGTGACGACTTTCTACATAATCTTAATCGAAGGGAACGAAAAAAAGCAAGAAAATTATTAAGACAAAATAACTCAGCATTACATCTAAGTGAAATACATCCTAAAACAAAAAACCAAGCATTAGTATGGGATGAATATCAAAAAGGAAAGAACTTATTATGTCATGGTGTAGCAGGAACAGGTAAAACTTATCTTTCTATTTTTCTTGGATTAAAAGAAGCATTAAGATCAAACACAGGAAGAAACCTAACTATAGTAAGAAGTGTTGTACCAACAAGAGATATTGGATATCTTCCAGGTACAGCAAGTCAAAAATGTAAAGGGTACGAACAACCATATGCAAACATCTGTAATCAATTATTTAATAAAGGTGATGCATACGAAAATTTAAAGATGAGGAATTATGTTAATTTTATGTCTACTAGTTTTATTCGTGGTATTACAATTGAAAATAGTGTAGTATTAGTAGATGAATGTCAAAATATGACGTTCCACGAGCTTGATAGTATTATTACAAGACTTGGAGAAAATTGTAGAATAATTTTTAGTGGTGATTTTAGACAAACTGATTTAAAAACTAATGAAGAAAAACAAGGGTTGAAAATGTTTATGAAAGTATTAAATGATATGGAAGAATTCAGTTGTGTTGAATTTGACCAACATGATATTGTTAGAAGTAGTTTAGTTAAGAACTACATAGTGAGTAAATTGAATTATGGGATTGTTTAAGCATAAAAAATTATACGACTTCGAAGAACTCGAAACTGAATATAGAAAAGGTAAGAGATTTTATCTTACTCCTGATGGACAAACCTATCCCAGTATAACTAATGTATTGGGATGGTTTAAAATTAAGGCTATAAAAGAATGGAGACAAAGAGTTGGTGAAGAAGAAGCAAAAAAAGTAACTGCTCAAAGTAGTAGAAGAGGAACAGCTGTTCATAAAATATGTGAAGATTATTTACAAAATAATCCTGACTATACTATGAAACATATGCCAAGTAATCTTCAAATGTTTAAAACTATTAAACAAATATTAGATGATAATATTAAATGTGTTTATCATCAAGAAGTTCCTTTATATAATCCTAAACTGAGAATAGCAGGAAGAGTAGATTGTGTATGCAATTGGAATGGTAAAGATAGTATAGTTGATTTTAAAACTAGTCGAAAGTTTAAAAAGAAAGAATGGATTACAGATTACTTTGAGCAAGCTGCTGCATATAGTTTAATGTTTGAGCATGTAACAGGAATACATTTAAAAAATATTGTGATTGTAATGGCGATAGAAAACGATAATCCCGTCGTATACGAGGAAAGTATATATGAGCACATCCCAAACCTTATTAAAAAGATTGAGACATTTCACGAGTATTATGATAATAAAAATTTAGATAATACAATTGAAGCTTCAATTGATAATGCGGGATCTATTGCTTAATTGAAACTTAGTTCTTCTTTGATCAATAACTTTAATTACATCTAACCAGAACAACTTAAAATTTGGATCCTTACAGTTATAGTATGCTCTATTTGCATTATCAAATAACCTATCATACCATTTACTTTTTTCCACAGATAACCTTCCAAGTATGAATTGTATTTCCTTTAGCATCTTCTATGGTTATTGCTTCCTTAGTTGATGTCCAAGAAACTACAGGACTTTTATAATCTGTTGTATGTTTTCTAGGATACTTTCTACCTTTAAAGTCTTCAGTTTTTCTATAGTATTTAATTATACCATTGTTAGCGTATTCAGCAACCATTTCCTCTCTCATTAGGTTGTTATTTTTTTATAGAATGAAACATTTTCCAATATTCACTATTGGTTTTATTGTCATCATTTTCTTCTTTATATAGTTCAGGATGATCAAGTTTAAATTGTTTTATTCTTGCCCTCAATGAACTAATAGTTTCATCAAGACGATCAATCATAGGGGTGCCTCCAGCACCCCTATTTATTATTGAAGTATTAAGACGCTTCTGCATATTCCAAAACCTTTTTAACAGCTTTGTCTTTTACTCTCGCATTTGCACCATACCAAGCTGAAGCCATTCTCGCATCAGCAGACTTACCAAGTACATGATCAGTCATATAGGTTACAGCATTCAAAGCATTCCACCAAGTACCAGGTCTAATACCAGCACCAGGTTGAGTCTCAAGAATATCAAACGCTTGCTTAGCAGTCTTACCAACTCTCTTACCAGAACCATGGTTCTTGAATACTTCTTGTAGGTAAGCATTTACTTCAAGCTCTTTATATCTTTTGGATCCTAAGAACTCAGCATACTCTTTAAACTCTTGAAGTCTTTCTTTAGCAACAAATACAGCTTGCTTAGCTACTTCAGGATCAAAAGCAGTTCTATGAGAGAACTTAACATCAACATTAGATGCAGCATCTAAAGATTGAGTCAAAGTATTCTGACATACAACTCTAACATTAGTTGTCTTTACTTGAACACTAGCACCATGTAAATGAGGATTACAAAATAAAAGATAGTTCTCAATATCATCTTTACCAAATAACTTGATACCATCTTGGATCTTAGCAAGAGCCCAGATACGTTTACCATCTTGTAAAGAACCAGCAGTATGCATATGCATATCACCAGCATTTACAAACTCTTCAAAAAAGTCAAACGCTTGTTGGTTTTGAACTGGGTTCCATTTAGAAGATACATAAGAAAGAATTTTATCATCTGTATCTCTAACTAAAGCAGTCATAGATGTACTCTTTAATTTATTCTCAGAATTAAAATAAAGAGGTCTTTTAGAAACTGTCCAATTAAGTCCAGCTTGTTTAATAAACTCATTAGTAGATAAGTCTTGAGGTACTTTAGTACCTAACCCATGCCAAGGAAGTTCTCCAGCATAGGCCATAGTTTCTACAGCAGCTACCATTAGATCTCCTCCTGTGCTACAATGTTAGTATCTAAAGGAAGATCATTAACTTCCTTTGGTTCTTCAGTCTCAGACATTTTCTTCTCAGACCATTTAGCTACTGACTTGATATCATCACCAAGGCCAGCAACAGTACCGCAGCTAGATAATCCAACTACAGCAAATAAAACAATAAGCATTTTAAACATATTCACTCCTTTCTTATTGTTTAATTAATTTTAAAGTAGTATTTTCATGTTGATCTAAATCAACAACTAGAGCTTGAAGATCATCAAGAGCACTCTGTACTCCGTGACCTTTATCGTCACCAGCATTATCAATAGCAGTCTGAATAT